GGTTTCGCTCGACCGCGCAGATCGAGCGGACAAAAAAAAGCCCCGCCGAAGCGGGGCTGACGTCGTCAAAACTTGTTTTTACTTGGTCGCGGGCTTTTCGTTCTGGACTCTGATGTCAGCCTCGCCTTTCCACGTTTTCGCGAGCCGCTGCAATTCGACACAATGAACGGCCGCCTGACTAGGTGAGCAGCGACGAATGGCCTCGCCGAGCGCCTCGATGATTAACGCGACGGGCGCGACGGCCGCATTGACTACCGCGCCAGCCTTGCCAGCCTTACCGGCTTTGTCGGTTTTACGCGCCTTAGTGCCTCGCGCCTTTGGGGCATTAGTCACGCCATTCGCGGCCGCTACTTTGGGCAGATACTTATTCAGCAAGCGCCACACCTTGGTTCGCATGGCCGCGCCCGCTTGGTCATTAATCGCACCCGTTTTCGATTTAATCGCGGCTTTCAATTGTGCGGGCTGATAGGTGACGCCATCGATGACACGTGACGTGGACGTGTACCATTCATACCCGGCCGCCTTTGCGATCGTTTTTAATTCAGCCCATACACCGGCCGGCAGTTTTCCGTCGACCACGTGGGGCTCGATATGCGCGGTATATACCGCCTTGGCGAGATTGTCCGCGTTGTCGCCAGCCTTGAGCGCCTTGACTAGATCGCGCGTGGCCGCCTTAGCGTTAATCGTTGTTTTCGTGTTCATCGCGTTAATCCTCAATTAGTAGGTGATCACCTGATCACGGAAACAATTCTAGACCATCTAGACCATATGTCAACAAGTATTGATAAACCGGGCAGTCTAGACCGTATCAGGGTGATACGGTGACGACGTGGTGACGTGGCGCGGTTCGGTGTGGCCTAGACCGTATCAGGGTGATACGGTGACGACGTGGTGACGTAGCGAGGGCGCAGTGATCAAAGAATTCGGCGCAGTTGACCCCCACCATACCCCGCCCCCCCGATTACAGTTTGGGACTCCGTGGTGGTGCTAGTACACTTTGATCCGCACAAACGATGTACAATTTTTCGAAAATCGGTACTGGCCCACTGCGTTACTACCCGCAGGTTGCGTCTCGACAAAGTACTCCGGAATCGTAACCGGACTACCCCCACCCCCCTCTATATAGAAACACCCCCCATTGCCCACTTGGTTCCATCCCACATATTCGTATATATTTCGCAACATGGAGCCATTGGTACCTGACGTAGAAGAGTTTGTACCCCTTCCCGCCAACGCGGCTGAGGCCATGCCACAGCTAAGTGCGATGGAGGAGATGGAGATGGCTGCGCGAACTGTGCAGCTAATAAGTGACATAACCGGCGCACCTATTACTACGACGAAGGAAGACAGCGACAAGGTCTACCAAGTCGCCAAGAAATACATCGAAGATCCGCGAACTAAGCCTGATTTGAGCGATTTGACCTTAAATCAGACTGCGTTATTGCGCGGTATGCTCAAGCAATACGACTTTGAGCTTGTAGAAGACCTCGCTCGCTTGAAGAACGTGGTCGTGAATGGTCTATTTGAAGAGGCTGTAGCCGCCAAGGACAGCAAAACCAAGATCCAAGCCCTCAAAGCACTAGGCGAGATCGACGGCGTTGATGCATTTAAGCGTCGAAGTGAGGTAACTCACGTCATCAAACCGCTTGAAGAGGTCGAAAAAGAGCTTCTATCGGTACTTGATGGCATCGAATACACGGTTGTTGGCGAAGAAAGTAGCGAAAATTCGTGCAGCTAACCCAAGAAAACCTGCAAAAGCTCCGTCAAGCATTGCCAAACATGCAGGAGAAGGAGAAACGGCGCGTTGCCGAGCTTCTCAAGCAGTACAAAACGCAGATGACGCAGCAGTTGGGGCGAGATTCGTTCCTAGACTTCATCAACCACGTGTATCCGGGCTACAAAGTAGGCCCACACCACAAGAAATTAGCGAGAATCTTCGAGGAAATTGCCGAAGGCAAGAAGAAACGAGTGATCGTGAACATTGCCCCGCGTCATGGCAAGTCAGAGATGATCAGTTACCTCGCTCCGGCGTGGTTTTTAGGCAAATATCCGCATAAGAAGGTCATCATGGCGTCCCACACCGCAGATTTGGCGGTGAACTTCGGTCGTCGGGTACGTAACTTGGTCGGAGCGGAGAACTATCGTGACATTTTCCCTAACGTCGAGCTTCAGGCCGATTCGAAGAGTGCTTCTAGGTGGGGCACTAATTTTAACGGTGAGTACTTCGCTATTGGTGTCGGCGGTGCTCTTGCTGGTCGCGGTGCCGACCTCTTTATTATTGATGATCCTCACTCTGAACAAGAAGCTAAGCAGGGACGTGCAGATGTCTTTGAACCGGCTTGGGAATGGTTCCAGTCAGGACCTGTACAACGACTGATGCCGGGTGGCGCGATTATCGTGGTTATGACCCGATGGTCGAAGATGGACCTGACCGGCAAGATTGTTGACCACATGACGCGTGAAGAAGGCGCAGATCAGTGGGAAGTTGTTGAATTCCCGGCCATTTTGAACGACAAACCGTTATGGCCTGAGTTTTGGGACATTAATGAACTCTTGGCTAAAAAGGCCAGCATGGATGTGCGGTATTGGCAAGCACAGTACATGCAGGAACCGACCTCGGAGGAAGGTGCCCTCATCAAGCGGGAGTGGTGGCAGATGTGGGAGGCAGAGAGTCCCCCGCAGTGCGAGCACATAATAATGAGCCTCGACGCCGCCCAAGAGAAGTCTAACCGCTCGGACTTCAATGCCCTGACTACTTGGGGAGTTTTCCTCAACGAGGAGACCAAGAACTACAACATAATTCTACTTAACTCCATAAAACAAAGACTGGAGTTCCCGGAGCTAAAGGCGTTGGTGCTGGAGGAATATAAGGAGTGGCAGCCAGATAGCTTCATCGTTGAGAAGAAATCTAACGGTGCAGCGCTCTATCAGGAGATGCGGCGGATGGGTATTCCGGTTGCAGAGTTCACGCCGGGTAAGGGTCAGGACAAGATCAGCAGAGTAAACGCTGTATCTGACTTGTTTTCTTCAGGTATAGTTTGGGCACCGGACCGGCGATGGGCACACGAGGTCATCGAAGAGTGTAACGACTTTCCAAGCGGAAGCAACGATGACTTGGTGGACTCCACGACGCTAGCCCTTCTACGGTTCCGGCAGGGCGGATTTATTAAGCTTCCATCTGATGAGCCAGAACCGACGAAGTGGTTCAAGAGCCATCGGCGAGAAGGGTACTACTAGGAGTTTTTAAATGGCAGCGAATATGGATAAGGGTCTCTACGAAGCTCCGGTAGGCATTGCTGCCACTGAAGAGCCTGCTATCGATATCGTAGTTGAAGATCCGGAGAGCATGGAGATTGGCATCGATGGAATGACCATCGAGTTTGAGAAAGCTGAGAATACCGCTCAGGACTTTGATGCGAACCTCGCTGACTCGATGAGCGAGAACGACCTGCAATCCTTATCTAGTGAACTCCTCGGTAAGTACGACCAAGACCTCGCTGACCGTAAAGAATGGCTTGATACTTACGTCAAAGGGTTGAAGATCCTAGGCATCCGATACGAAGAGCGCACGGAGCCGTGGCCCGGTGCGTGTGGCGTGTTCCACCCGCTGCTGATGGAGTCGGCGGTCAAGTTCCAGTCCGAGACAATCATGGAGACATTCCCGGCGGCAGGGCCGGTGAAGACCAAAATTATTGGTAAGGAGACTCCGGAGAAGAAAGACGCTGCGATCCGTGTCGCTGATGATATGAATTATCAGTTGACTGAGATAATGAAGGAGTATCGGCCGGAGCATGAGCGACTTCTCCTCAGCCTCGCCCTTGCGGGTAATGCGTTCAAGAAGGTGTATTACGACCCGTCGTTGGGTCGTCAGACCGCTGTATATATCCCGGCTGAAGATATCGTTGTGCCGTATGGCGCAGCTAACTTGGAGACATCCGAGCGTGTTACGCACAAGATGCGTAAGACTGAGAACGAGGTTAAGAAGCTTCAGTACGCCGGGTTCTATCGTGATATTGATCTGGGCGATCCGATTCGCACGATGGACGAGGTGGAGAAGCAGAAGGCTGAGGATCAAGGGTTCTCGGCGTCGATGGATGACCGGTTCCAGTTGCTTGAGATGCACGTCAATCTGGACCTTGCTGGGTATCCGGACGTTGACGACGACAACAACGAGACCGGTATTGCACTGCCTTACGTGGTGACGATTGAAAAGGGTACGGGGACGGTTCTAGCCATTCGCAGGAACTGGAAGGAAGATGACAAGCTCAAAGAAAAGCGACAGCACTTTGTTCATTATGGTTACATCCCCGGATTTGGGTTCTACTACTTTGGTCTCATCCACCTTATCGGCGGACACTCTAAGGCAGCTACATCTCTTCTTAGGCAGCTTATCGACGCAGGAACACTCAGCAACCTTCCGGGTGGCCTCAAGTCACGTGGGCTTAGAATTAAGGGAGACGATACGCCTATTGCTCCGGGAGAATTCCGCGACGTAGATATCCCATCGGGTGCGATTCGCGACAACATCCTGCCGCTGCCATATAAGGAACCGAGCCAGACTTTGGCTCAGTTGATGGACCGAGTGGTCGAGGAAGGACGCCGTTTTGCTGCGGTGTCGGATCTAAAGATCAGCGATATGTCTTCGCAGGCTCCGGTCGGTACTACGCTTGCCGTGTTGGAGCGTGTGCTGAAGGTCATGTCGGCTGTGCAGGCTCGCGTGTACTACACGATGAAGCAGGAGTTCAAACTCCTCGCGGGAATCATCCGAGACTATACGCCGGAGGAGTACGGCTACGAGCCGGAGGTTGGCGACCGCAAGGCAAAGAAGTCTGACTACGATAACGTCGATGTCCTGCCGGTGTCCGATCCGAATGCGGCCACAATGTCGCAGAAGATCGTGCAGTACCAAGCGGTGTTGCAGCTTTCACAAACGGCTCCGCAGATCTACGACATGCCGTATCTGCACCGTCAGATGATCGAGACTTTGGGCGTCAAGAACGCATCGAAGATTATTCCGATGACAG